GCCCATTTCTCATCAGAGGTAACTATAGAGTATAATATTAAGTTACTAATTTAATATTGCGCTCATTGTTATCTTCGCAAAACTATATCCAATAGTTGCAACTACCGGACTTAAGATGTATGGATGTAATGTAATCATTACTCCAATCATTCTTAAGTAGGAAATTGATACTGGACTTACCTCGACTAAGGTAGGAGAGCAATCATCACTATTATGTGATGCACCGCAATCATACACTTGTTCGGTTGATACACCACCTTTCGGCATGTATCTATCTAGTTCACTATGCCAGGCCCTAGACACTTCTTCAGATGAAGAAGCAACTGGGGCTGTCGGATCTTCTACTTCGTCAGATTCAAGATCATTTTGATTCATCTCAGAATCAAATAATACTGTCTCCTGATCGTTAGTAGAGAAAGAACCTACTGGATAGGACTCGATTAATTCCCCTGAGGCATCATAAAGTGTTACATTAACTACAAAAGGATGATATCCTGTTGTAATCATGTAACACACATCTCTATAGAAGGTCACAACTCCTTCATAGATAAATGTGATAAGCCACTGGTAAGAATTTAACCAAACATTAGTCGAAAGACCGGTTGTACCGTTCATATACCATGATATAGGTGCCATTAAGATTTCAAAGAAAGGTTGTAAAATCATAGATTTATACAACCCGCAAAGAGATCCTAAAACATCTATATAAGATTCTGAGGTCATGATAACTTCCTTTAAGTTATCATATTGAGAGCAAATTATTATCCAACTGTTAAGTATGGACATAATTGATCCTAATTTCCACCAGAAGAAAGATCTTCCAGGAGAAATTACCTCACAAACTTGGTCTATAAACTGTAAACCATCGTCAATGATAGGTTTGCAGGCACCGCTTAAAATAGCTAGTGCAGGTACACTATCTATACTGGATTCAGTTAAGATAGTGATCAATACACTTACTAGGAAGTAGAAAATTCCGATTCCTATAAAGGATAGGAACCATTCAGCTAACAAGTATCTTGTTAACTGAACTACTCCAAAAGTAGACACAACTGGTTGTGTAACTTTTAGAATTGGATTAGTCACTTTTAATAAGTGTTTTGCCTGAGAAGTTATTCTAGCGGAGTGGTAAGATAACAAGAATCTAGAGATTAATCTCATTGATATTAGTTATAACCCTCCATATAGAATTGGCTATATATATACCTGAGTTATTTTGAATCTTGAGCGATTGCTTTAGAAAAAGAAACTAAAGCTTTTGTCCAGGCCTTCCATACAAGAATAGTTTTCGCTTCAATACCAAATCTACTATTAGATTTAGTATCAAGAGAAATTATTTCATAATATGGAGCAGCCTCCTTAACAAAGGTTAAGTATTGACTTAAAACGATGTTAGGAGGAAGTGCTGGGATGGTAGGAGTAAAACTTTGAATCGAGTTTAATAGCTCTCTACCTTCAACTAACACAAAAGTGTTGTGAAGATAAGTAGCTTCTCTTTTCATATTCTTACTGTTCCATTCTTGGAACGATAAGAATAATTTTACTTCTAATTCTTTAAACAGCGGTGTCATTACTTTAACAAATAATTCGTGAAGATTTTCACTTCAAGAATTTAGTAAAGTTAATGACTTAGCATGTAAAAAGAAACCAGTCTCAGACATAGCCGGTAAGGAATACATAAGTATTACATTTCTAACTATAAAGTTTAGAGATGATAAGGGTTTATTAAGCCCTCCTAATACTTTGTATCCAAATCCAGCCACTTTAAGTAAAGTGGCTATGGACAACTGATATTTGTGACCAAAAGCAATAAGATTTGGAAAAGAATATAATGCACTCACTAATTCCTTAACAGAAATAGGAGATACATCATGTCCTTTATACCATGTCCTTTTTGCAAATTCTAAGGCCGTTCCTTGAGGAGATAGAAGGGACTTGTGAAGTCCGCATTCTACACCTAAGAGATGTATAATTTCTATATATCTTTTAGCTACCTTAGGATTAGCAATCACAATATCATCCCCAAGAACTGCGTAGTCATAAAACCACCAGTGATGAGGAATCACTCCTGATTCCCATGCTGCTACTTGCACAATAAAATGATGTGTAAGTGCTAAAAGAGCCCATGATGAATAGGCTCCCATTGGTTGACCAACAGCATATCTAACTCTATCGGAACTTTTTGGTAGAGAATAATCTCTATCAACAAGTACCGTAGCTCAGTGATCTCCACATTGTGGATAAATAAATTCAACTATCGCTTTTTGTAGCGATAGAGGTAATCTATCGGTCGCTGAGGACAGATCTAATGAGAACATTGAATCCCATCTTTTACTTCTAAGTAAAGGATGAGTTTGATTAAATGTTCCATCAGCTCTAATAGTTCTTAGAATGCTGAAAACAGTCTCGTGAATGGGTTTTAAGGCCCATTGCGAGATTGGATCAACCATAGCAAATACTCTCATTTTACCAGCAGGTTCTTGCTTTAAACCTAATTTACCCATGGCTACAGATTGTAATTTCTGAAGCCCTTGAATATCTCTGTGAGTTCTAACTTTTTGCATAGCAGGAATTATCACTCCTAATATAGGAGTTTTTAACTTCTCTATCAAATACATTAGACTACCAGTGATAGCCAAGTGGGGTTGAGATTCGAACCATACCCAAGCTCTAGCTACAGATAAATTGTTTGAAGACCACATTGGTTTCTTCTGCAACGATGTAAAAGTCGTTGGAGATTTAGTCAATATAGGAGACAATCTAGTGATTGTCTTCTTATGGTAATCTAAACATGTTCTTGTAGATCTAGCGAGGGACTTAAAAAATTGAGGGATGTAACCCTCAATTGTTTTTAAGTAGTTCTGATTCGCTGTAGATGGATTGGTAATTGAACCGATCTTTACAGGAGAATCATAAAGCAAAAATCTATAAATGGCAAAGATACTTAATACATATCTAGTTAATCTAGGTTCTGTAAAAATTCTTCTTCTCCATAATATAGGTAGAATGCATGGAACTCCTCTTTTGGTTCTAGAAATTCTAGTTCCAAGTGGAGTTATATCAGGTATAATATGGCCTCCTAAACATTGTTGAGTTAGAACGCTGCAAGTCTTAAGATACAAAGTTGTACCTTTAAGACCTTGCTTGCGATATATCTCGACAAGTTTAAGAACTATATGGAAGGTTCCTCTGATAATAGATGGGTTTGTCTTTCCACCTAAAGATAAAAATATTAATTTTAATATTTTCATCATTAGGTGCCCTTTATTTCTAAAGGACATACCAGTTAATCTAGCAACCGAAGTAGGTAATTTGTTTGGGAAATGAATTCTCATTTAAATAAACCCCTTTTGGATGTTTTGATTAACCTCCCGTACCCTATTTCTAGGACGGTAGGTAGTCTGGAAGACGTTGGATGACAACTAGATCTGGGATCTAGGTTCTTATGGAACACCCAATCCAAGAAAAGGATAATATATTCAGAAGATCACATACAATGTGATCTACCCTCTGAACCATTACCTTCCTTGGTTATCATACGCAATAAGATACAGTATCGTAGGAACTACTAACTTAGCAGGAGATGATTACATTTTACATGTCTCGTAACCTTTCTAAGTTTTCGTTTTACCGGATACGGTTTAAAGGTTCTACAAAAGTTTAACCTATAAAAGTCTTAATGATTTAAACATTGACTCGGGAGCTAGAAAGGGAGGTTTACAACTCCTCCTGTTCCAGTCACCCCTATTAGGGGTGCTCGTCTAAACGAGTTTGCAGTCTATATACATCATTAATATTGATATAGTAAACTTAAGTATTACCATAGGAGTACTCACTCGGTCGCCGACCGACGCTAAGGATGACTAAGCCTTAGGGCTTTCTTCCTCCTTGCCTTCTATAGGTATACAATACAAATAGTGACACTTGTAATTCTTATCGGATGAAATCCGTACTTTTTGAGAGTTACAATTCATATGCAATAATAAGCTGTGATTAAGAGTTAAGATTACTGAATCGCAATAGGAAACCAAAGTTTTTTGGTTCCCAGTAGTAGGCGCTCTCAACGAGCG